CACCAGCAACAGCACGATGGTCGACTCCTCGGGCAACCTCGTCTGGGCGCCGCATAATTTGGTGGATTACAGCGAGGATTTCGAGCAGTGGTCTGGCAACGTTGGTGTTACACTAGACAGCTCAACGGCGACAGACCCATTAGGCGGGTTCACCGCCTCCACTTATTCGGGGTTCTCGGTCGGCACAAACAGTCGTCTCTCTGAGGTTTTCATAGCGGCTAGGAATTTCAAGTGTACTTTTGCCATCTGGCTAAAGGGTACTGCGGGAGAAACAATCGAACTGGAGCTAGACACCAACGGTGCGGCAGAAAACGAAATCACGTTTACAGGCAGTTGGCAGCTCGAAACAATATCGAACGACAATCCAACGACGGGCCGGGTTCGTATCATTAACCGGTCAAACAGTGCCGACGTTGTGTCCGTATGGGGCGCACACGTCTACCGCTCCGACCTTGGCGGCATGGCTCCTGTACCCGGTGCTGCAACCGGCTTCGAAACCTACGTCCCCACCAACGGCTCGGCTGAGTACCTGCCTCGGGTGGGTCATCACGTGTACGATACGACCACTTCCGCTTGGGTGAACGAGGGGCTGCTCTTGGAGAGTGAGGCTCGGACGAACCTACTCCTTAGCACCGCAACACTTTCAACGCAGTCCGCAACAGTGACGGCTGTGCCACACACGCTGAGTTTCACCGGCACAGGCACGGTGACGCTTTCAGGTGTATCCACTGACGGGCCATTGGTCGGTACGGGGACGGGTGAGAACAACCGTGTCAACCTCACCTTTACACCGACGGCAGGCACGCTAACGCTGACAGTCTCTGGCACTGTAAGCAACGCACAACTCGAAGTTGGCTCCACCCCGTCCAGTTACATGCCGTCGAACGCAACAACTCAAGGCTCTCGTGCCGCCCAGACACTCGACGTGCCACCTGCGGAGTTCGGGTGGAACAGCTCTGGTATGTCCTTCGCCATGGAAGGTCGGATGACTTATACTGACAACGGCACAGGAGCAAACATCAACAGTGGAGACCATCAATTCTTTAGTATAAGTCAGAGTCTCACCAACTACATTCTACACGGTATCTCTACGACCGCTTCCAGAACTGGTCAGCCTATCGCCGAGCAGCGCTCAAGCGCTCAGAATGGGGTCAGTGGCGTTCGGATAAGCTCTTTAGGGGGGGGCCAAGATTTTGCCCCCGGCGTACTCGTGCCATACAACGTGTCTGCCCGGCATAGCACCGCAGGCGTACAGGGTGCCAATGAAGGCACTGCCAACTCGTTTACTGCAACACCGACAGACAAAGTTACTCTTGCGGATCTCTCGAACGAAAGCCTCGAATTTGGCGTCAAATACATGGGCACGATTAGGCAGTTCCGCCAGTGGGACGAAGACATCGGCGAAACCGGCATCGAGGAGGCATCTAGCTAATGACCGAGTACGTTAAGAAGAATGACTTCTACTACGCCTTCACCGACGAATCGGCAGCAGCTACGGCACTCCAGCCCTTCTACCACCAGCCCGTCATCACGTCTGTTGACGAAGAGACTGGGGAAACCGTCGAGACACCTGACGGCGACCCCTACCTTGTCAAGCACAGCAAGGGTCACTCCATCGACATCATCGGGGTGATCCACGAGGCCACAGGTGTCATGCTGACAGACGACGAAGGCATGGAGTACCCCGAGATAGCCCCAGTTCCCGGCTGGCATGTCAACCTGCGGATACTTGGTGATTACATGAGGGCAGAGGCTGAAGCTATCAACACTGACTTTGGTGTAGAACCTGCTACCCCTCACAGAACTTGGTTATAAGGAGAACTATTATGTTAGACCAAAAACAATGGTGGATGTCGAAGACTGTATGGGGTGTAGTTGTTATGCTCCTATCTTCAGCTTTGACGACCACTGGTATCCCGCTAACCCCTGAGATTCAGGGTACGATTGTAGAGCTTATCATGCAGGGTATTACCTTGGGTGGTGGTGCAATGGCTGTCTACGGTCGAGTAACGGCTAAGACTGCCCTCAAATGAGCAGATCACTAAACTCGACAATCACTACGGCATTGGCGGCTGATGTTATTCAGCCGTTCTTTGCTATTGATCTTCTGTTTGATTCTCCTAACGAAGTGTATCTCTGGAATGGTATCGGCACTCGGACCATTGACAGTAAGGCTTATGCTGGTGCAGGGGAGTTCTTACAGATCGAGCCTATCGAAGAGACCGGGGATATTTCCGCTAGGGGGGCTACTATTTCCCTCAGTGGTATTGATAATGCCAGTGGGTCTTTGTTCGTTAAGGCTCTTGCTACACCATACCAAGGGCGAGAGTGTAAGATTTACTTTGGTGTGATGGACGACCCTACCGACTACATCCAGATATTCTCTGGCTATATGGACCAGATGAACATTGACGAAGGCCCAGACACCAGCACTATCACTCTGACTGTGGAGAACAAGCTGGTAGCCTTAGAGCGTCCTGCTGGCACTCGCTACACTTCTGCTTATCAGAAAGAGGCACACACCGGGGACAAGGGCTTAGATTTTGTAGCAGGACTACAGACCAAGAAGATCATATGGGGGGCTATCCCTGAATGAAGTATCAACAAGAGTTCTTAGCTACAGTTAAGGACGACATCCGACCACTGATACAAAAGCATTGGGAAGACATAGCCCTTAACAAAGACAAGATTAAACTAAACCCAGACTGGGATGCCTACCACGACCTAGAGCAAAAGGGAATGCTCAAGGCTTTTACAGCCAGAGAAGGTGATAAGTTGGTGGGTTACTTTGTTGTAGTTGTTCAACGGAACCTCCACTACAAGGACCACCTCTTTGCTTCCAATGACATCGTTTTCCTACACCCCGACTACAGGAAAGGTCGCACTGGCATTAAGTTGATCCAGTTCGCAGAGAAGTGTCTCAAAGAAGATGGCGTCTCAGTCTTGGCTATTAATACGAAGGTTCATAAGCCTTTCGATAATCTGATGCAGTTCCTAAAGTTTAACTTAGTTGAGCGCATCTACTCTAAATATATAGGAGACTGATATGGGTCAGAGCCTTGTAGGAGGTCTCATTGGTGGTGCTGCTGGTGCTGTCCAAGGCTTTATTACTGGCGGTCCCGCTAAAGCCCTAGCTTTAGGTGCTATTGGCTTTGTTGGTGGGTTTGCCAGCAGCTATATGGCCAAGCAAGCCACAGCCGATGCTCTTTCTAGTGCTATGGGGCCTAGTGCTGCTGAACCTAAGTTTGGTGGCTATAACGTCAACCGCAGAGGTGCAGCACTACACCACCAAGTAATCTATGGGCAGACTAAGACTGGTGGTGTTGTAGTATTTGATGATGCGCATGGAGATGATGGGGAAGCCAACACAGACAATAACAAATATCTTAGCCGCATTATTGCTTACGCTGGACATGAGATTGAGTCTTTTGAGAAGATTTACATTGGTGGTGGCTACAGAGTAGGGACTATCAACAGCAGCACTGGTGCAGTCACTGGCGTCTTTGCTGTCGATCAAAATGGTGAAGATGTAGGTAGCCAGCTAACAGGGGCCAATAATCCCTTTAATGGGTATCTTAGTATTCGTGAGGTACTGGGCGACCACACTGCAAGCCTTGGTGGACAGACCTTTACTCATTTTAGTGACGACTGGACAGCCGACCACAAGCTCCTTGGCATTGCTCACTTGGCTATCTTGTTTGAGTATGTTGATGACGTATGGAACGAAGGACTACCAGAGGTCACTGCCCTTATCAAAGGCAAGAAAGTCTACGACCCCAGAGAAGCTGGTCATGATGTAGCTGACCCTACTACTTGGGAGTGGTCAGACAACCCTGCACTTATCGTCAGAGACTTCCTAACCAACACTGACTATGGCCTTGGTGAAGACGCAGCTAACATTGATGACACGCTTGTAGACTCTTCTGCGGACACTTGTGATACTATTGTGGGTGGCACAGTTGATACAAAGAAGTACACCTGTAACGGTGCTTGGACTACCTCTCAGCCTCCTATAGACGTTATTGCACAGCTTATGACCTCTTGTGCTGGTTACCTGTGGTATGCACAAGGTAAATGGCGTATGAAGGCTGGTAAGTATGTAGCACCTACTATAGCACTAACTGAGGATGATCTACGGTCTCCTATCTCTGTGACCACAAGACACTCTCGTAGGGACAACTTTAATGCTGTACGAGGCACTTTTAAAGGCCCTAAAAGTAACTACCAGTTTACTGACTATCCTACGGTTAAAAGCACTCTTCCTCTCAGTGACTCAAACAACTTTGTCACTGTGGATGGTGGTCAAGAAAGTACAATGGACTTGGCCTTACCATTCACTGATAACCCAGAAGAAGCTCAACGACTGGCTAACATTGCCCTAGAAAAGAACCGTAGTCAGATTACGATTACTGGTACTTTTGGTCTTAATGCTTTTGACCTACAAGTAGGTGATAATGTAAGCATTACCAATAGTCGTTTTGGTTGGACTAATAAGTTGTTCGAGGTTGTAGCATGGAGCTTTGGTGTTGAGGACTACCAGCTACAGGTAAACCTTGTACTTCGTGAGACTACATCTGGTACTTACGACGAATATGCTCACACAGACTTTGAGTCTGACAACACAAACCTACCGGGGGCTTTGGGTGAGGTTGTAGTTGGTGGAGATGTAAACTCTACTACGGCTCCTACAGGACTTACTGCTGGTGGCGGCCTTAAACAAATTAAAGTTAGCTGGTCAAACCCTTTAAACAACAATCACTTTGAAACCAAAGTCTAC